CCGTGCCGAGTTTGAGGGGGAGGGTGCTTTCGCCGACGAGTAGGGTTTCACCGGCCCGGGGTGGGTTCGCTGCCTGCCCCGGGCACTCTGTCCAGTCCGTTACGAACCCTGGGGGGTTACTCATGAAGCTCCGTCACGTTGAGTCCATCGGTCAGGTCACTGCGTCGCGTATGGTGGCCGGTCGGAAGTTCGTCACCCTGGAGGTGGACTACACCACGGCGAGCGGTATTCAGAAGACTCTGAAGCTGGCTCACAGCGACGCTGAGGCGATTTGCAAGCACGTTCAGGAGGAACTCAGCGTCATGCCCCGTGGAGCCCGTCACGCGTCATTCTGGGCATCCTTCCGTCGCAACCGCTGAGCCCCAAAATGTCCAAGTTTGGCCCCTGGTCCTTCGGGACTGGGGGCCTTTCTGCGTACGAAAATTCGTAGGTGCCTTGCGCCCCGGCGCCCGAGGGGCATAGAGTTCCACTCGTAAGCACAACCGCGAGCAAGGGGTAGCGCAATGATCATGATGTTTTGGGAAGACGCCGCAGTGACCGTCCAGTCCGCACCGCTGGAAGACGAGAAAGTCCTCGTACTGATCGCGGCCCCGACCCTGCCGGATGGCTCCATGGGGGACCTAATCTCAATGACTGCGGAGACCGCCCGGAACCTGCGGAACCGGCTCGACGCAGCGCTACGAGGACTGTAGGAGGAACGGCCCCTGGGGGAAACCCTGGGGGCTCTTTTTCGTAGGTGGTTGCACAGGGGGCTCGCCCGTGTGTAGAGTTCTACTCGTAAGGACGCAGCGAGCCAGGGAGACACCAAATGTCGTTCACCATCAAGTACAACCGGACCACGAACCACATCGCTGGCATGGAAGCGCGCACCACGGGCGGGGGCAACGAGTCGGGCGCCGTGGTCAGCAACTGGGCCCAGAACGTGTGCGGCTCGCTGACCCGGTCCCGTCTGGCTACCGGAGCGTCCTTCGAGACCCTGGCCGAGGCTGTAGCGGCTGCCCGCATCACCGGTGGACGGAAGCTGTGTAAGACCTGTGCAAAGGCCGCAGACGCCGCCTGAGCCGTTCGGCCCCTGGGGGAGACCCTGGGGGCCATTCCGCTGTAGGACCAAAGATAGGTGTAACGCCCACGCACGTCACGGTCAGCGATGAGACCCGGGTCACGTACGATTTTTCGTAGGTGGTTGCGCGGGTGCTTCGCCATGTGTAGAGTTCTACTCGTAAGCACGGCAACGACGCAGGGGAGAACGAAATGAACGCCACCACCACCGCCCGAGTCACGGTCAAGACGCAGGGTGCCGGGGGATGGGCCCTGGTCCGCGAGTTCGACGCCACGGGCGCTGAGATCCGCACCCACAAGGTTCGCAGCAACGAGGACATGCTCGTCTCGGCGAACACCAAGACCGGGCGTAACTGGGGATGGGGCGCGATGGGTACCGGCTACTGGGCCGGGATGTAAGCACTGAAGAGAAGCCCCTCGGGAAACCGGGGGGCTTCTTTGTGTCTCGGGAAAGATGCATGGGCGTTACACCTAAATTTATGCCGGCATGGGACCTCTATGCATGGGCGTTACATCTATCTTTGGCTTGTGGTCCAGACCACTTCTTCACAGGATGGTCACAACCGGAGCACATGGCCCCCACCTGTGAATATGTTGAGAACTCAAGCAATACTCTTACCTAACACGCACGCAATGTCCCGTTAGGGGGTTTTCGATCATGGTTTGCATCTCGTCGGCACCGACGGTTGATTTGTTCCTTGAGATACCGGTGCCGATGAGTCATGGGGGATGGGCATGGGGACCGCACCCGCGCTTCCCTGGCCCCCTCGGCTCTGACTACGCCTACAACGGCCGGGAAATCTGTTCCCTGGTCCGCGCCTACTCCGTCACCGTTACGCGCCTCCTGAGGCCCGCTGAGGCTCCTAGGTTCATCGTCTACGGCAGGGGTCGGGTAACCGGCATGGTCACCTCGCGCGATGAGTGGGTGTGGTCCCCGGGACGCCACACCTACCGACCGACCAGCGAGCAGCCGTGGGACGAGTCAAGAGCCGCTATCCGTCGCTACTTTGAGCTGACCGGGGTCATCTTCACCCGGCAGAAATTCAGGGCGAACATCAGCGGATCGAGCACGCTGCTGCCCCACCCCCCTCCGCTGAGACTGGTGCGCGACCCTGCGGCATAGCCTGGGCCCATGGAAATGAACTGGACGATCCTGGGCCGTGGCGCTGGGCAGTGCGAGGTGCATGGGGTCGAGGATGCCGCCAGACGCCTTGCTGAGGTCATCCGGGACACCTACAGCGCCGATGGGTCAGACGTGGTCGCCTCGGTCCTTACAAACGTGCTGGGGCCCCTGCGTTTCGTCATGGTGACCGAGGGGGAACGAAACATCTCGCTAGGTTTCCCATGGTCAGGACACCGTGCGGGCCTGCTAGTTACTCTGACTCCATGACTCAAAACACCAGGCCGCGCACGCAGCGATACGTCATCACGACCACGCCGGATCAGCGCATGTGGGGGATCCTCGACCGCTACCTGTACGGCTACTGCACCTTGCCGGACGGAGAGGGCAACTTCCTGCCGCTGGAATGGAAGATGCGCGAAGGGGCGGAAGCCTGGCTCTACAAGTGCCGGGTTGCCTGGGGTACCGGGTTTGTACCGGCGCCCGAAGGATGGAACTCGCTACGGCCGGAACCCTCTCCCTGGGACGCCGCTTACTACAACCGCTGATGTGATGTCCCGAAGGGTGTGTGTGTTTGCTCAAACACCTGTAGCCTTGGGGACATGACACAGAATCTTCGCAGCGCGGTCGCCGTAGCCAACGGCCAGGGACGGCCCACGATCGGTGCCTACTACCGGCTCAGCGTGGAAGTCGACGGCTCGTCCAGTATCGCTACTCAGCGCACTGCCTGCCGACGATGGGCCGAGCAGAACGGGCACAACCCCGATGACATGGTCGAGTACATAGACGCTGGTGTGAGCGGCGCCAAGCAGTTGGAAAAGCGCAAGGGCATGGCAGAGCTCATGCGCGACCGGCCGGAAGTCATCGTTGCGTGGAAGCAGGACCGCTACGCGCGCAACGTCTCTGAGTTCCTCCGCCTCGTGGCATGGGCCGAGGCAAACAAGTCCGCGCTAGCCACCACTGATGGCCAACTGAACACGTCCACGCTCAATGGGCGCATGGTCGCTACCGTCCTCGCTGCACTGTCCGAGTGGGAACGGGACATGATCAGGGGACGTATTACCGAGGCCCACGCCACCCGACGTACGCAGGGCCGTTGGTCATCCGGGACAGCACCGTACGGCTACAAGATTGTCCGGCGGGATAGCGCTGCATACCTGGAGATCGACGACGAGCAAGCAGAGAACGTCCGAGCTGCTGTCCGAAAGCTGCTCGACGGCGGGTCAGCCACTAGCACGGCTCCCATGGTGGGGCTCGGTCATCAGCGGTGGCGCCTCTTGCTCCGGTCGCACACCCTGCGTGGTCAGCGCTCGTATAAGGGCAACCTGGTTGTCGGCGAGGACGGCATCACGCCCGTGCAATTCGCCGAGCCCATCATCAGCGCTGCCGAGCACAAAGCCATCAACGCGCGTCTAGATGCCCTGGGCGCGGGTCTGGTACGTGCACCGCGCGGCGCGTCTCCTATGGCCCATGGGATGGCGTTCTGCCACAGGGGTTGCCCGCTGAGCGGTGGGGCGAGCGGCAGGGGTGTCCGCCTGTACAAGTGCCACACCGGACACGTGACGATCAATGCCGAGACCCTGGACAGCGCGGTACGTGACTCGTTCCTCGTGCGCTGGGGCGGCATGGCCGAGTACGTGGTGCGCTTCGAGGGTGGCAACGACATGACGAACGAGATGATCGAGGCTGAAGAGCAAGTAGCGCGCCTCGTGGCAAAGATGGCTTCCGCAGGACCGCTGATGATGGCTGGTCTTGAGAAGCACGCCGCCGAGCTGGAGGCCGCGTACGAGGATCTGAAGGCCGCTCACGACCCTGACGTACGCGAGGTGCTCGAACCCACTGGGAGGACGCTAGGCGAAGCCTGGGAGGCGTCTCCGGGGGAACGTAGCCGGTTGCTCGCCGATGTGGGCTTGGTAGTCACCCTGCACCCTAGGCAGCGACCGGAACGGCTCGAAATCCAATGGGCATCGGGCGGCGACGATCAGGAACTCGCGGACATGCTCGGAGAGATGGACGCTGCGGGATGATCGAGTGAGCTAGGGCACACCCAAAGGTCACGGGTCGGTAACGGAAACGTATCGGCTCGTGACCTTTGGCGTATCAGCGCATGGGGTGAGCGCCGCTCCTACATCCAACCAAGCCAAACTCACCATCTCTGACCTGGCCTTATGTAGAGATGTAGTTTTAGACCTATTTTTATGAATCACATAAGAGTCTCTAAGGGATTCAAGAAACACACCCCGTTTCTGCACTTCTACATCACGCTCCGGTAACCGACTCGACAGATACATAGTACGGGGGCAGGAGTTCCGCACATGTAGGCACACTGACCCGGTGGACTGAGAGCCTGCCCCCGTATTCTCCCTGCGTTGCTCCCCGCTCTCTCTCCCGGGTTGAGCACGCAGGGTCCACTTTGTGATTAGGGGGACTTTTGCTCAAGCGCATCACCAAGGCAACCGGTCTAGCGGCCATGGCGGTCATTCTGGCGACAGCTCCGGCGTTTGCTGGTGATGGTGCTACGTCGTCTGTCGATGGGGCGTCCTCGGCCTGGTTCGTGGCGTATGGCGACATCGTCTATGTGAAGGACACCAAGAGCGATGGGCACAGTGCTCTAGCTCAGGTGCAGATTCCGAGCGCAGGTGTCTACGAGAATCTGTGGAACCCGGACGGCACCGGCACCACGAGGAACAAGCACTACTCGTCCGTAGCCGCTGAGGGTGTTGGTATCTGGTATCGCGCCTGTACGGGCGAGTACGGTACCGGCGAGATCGTCCACTGTGACGACACCTGGTACTACGCGACGACCGACAACTAAGCCTGCGGCGGGGCGGCGACTCATGCGGGGATAATCACCCTGTGTGTGCACGTGCCCCACCGCACTCACTTGCTACGTAGCTCAGTGGTAGAGCAGGGGTCGCGCCCCGATGTGCGCAGGTTCGAATCCTGCCGTAGCAACTGGTGCAGAAAGTAGGCCCTGACCGGTCGATGATATGCACCCTGGGCGAAAGCGGCTCCCAACTGGTGCACTAGTCATGCATGCAGCGGAGCCCCAAGTAGCCCTCAACCGCTGTTGGTGGAACGGAAGACACGCTGCGCTTAGAACGCAGTGCCTTATGGCATGGGGGTTCGAATCCCTCACAGCGGACCACATACGAATTTTCGGGGGTGCTCACATGGCACGCTCCATCTGCTCCACACCTGGTTGCCCTGTCCTGGTCTATCCCTCGGGTAGGTGCGGGGAGTGTGTGGCCAAGGCTAGGGCTAGGCGGGGTAATCCACGCAGGGTGTATGACAAGGAATGGAAGCGGGTGCGTGCTGCGTACCTGCGTGCCCATCCCTACTGCGAGTGCACTGAGTGTGGGGTACTGCCCATGCCGCTGAAGCCAACGGCTACTGAGGTTGACCACATGGATGGGCTTGGGCCACTAGGTCCACGTGGTCATGACTGGACCAATCTTCGCAGCATGACCAAGGCTCATCACTCACGTGAGACAGCACGTCATCAACCTGGTGGTTGGAACGACCGTGGTTGACGACTGCGTGTGACGTCCATTGTGTCCGTTTCGACCCTTAGGGGTGGGGATGGACCCCTTCGGCGCTAGGGGACAGACAGCGCGGGGGAGGGCTTCCGGAGGCGCGCCCGGTTCAGAACTCACAGACAGTCACGGGAGGTGACCACACATGCCCAAGGGCGGAGCACGCGCACGATCCGGCCCGGTGCCGACGAGCAGAGACCGTAGCCATAAGGCCAAGGCGCCCGACACGCATGGATGGGTCACCCTTCCCGCCGACGGTCGCCAGGGTGACGCACCAGCATTCCCGCTGGACGAGCCGAACACCCGTGAGCTTGAGCTCTGGCAGCGCTTGTGGTCTACGCCGCAAGCAGTCATGTGGGAGCAGCTCCACCAAGGCTTTGAGGTTGCGTCCTACGTCCGTCTCCTGACCGTGGCCGAGAGGCCGGATGCTCCGATTGTGGCCTGGTCTCAGGTGAAGCAGTTCGCCGAGTCACTCGGTCTCTCTGTGGCTGGCATGCAGCGGAACAAGTGGACGATCAACGCCACTGACCAGGACGGCGCCGAGGTGCCCACCCTGTCCGCTGTCTCCCCTGTCTCGTCTCTGGCCTCGCGGCTGAAGGCGGTATCAGGTGAATGACAGCCCACTCGTCGTCACCCTTGCATGGATTGAGTCCCACGCTGTCATTCCGGATGGCTTCCGGCAGGGTGAGCCGTTCGAGTTTCTGCCCTGGCAACTGAAGGTAGCCAGCAACTTCTACATGGTCCGGGGCACCGCCGAGCTGGGGCAGCGTTCAACTGCCTTTGTTCACCGGCGTGCTCAGGTGATCATGTCTCAGAAGAGTGGTAAGGGGCCGTTCGCTGCTGCCATCGTCCTAGCCGAGGCCGCTGGACCTACCGTGTTCGATGGGTTCGCCGAGGCCGGGCAGCGCTACGCATGCAACGCGCATGGTTGCCCCTGCGGGTTCGTCTATGACTACGCCGCAGGCGAGCCCATGGCCGTTCCCCAACCCACTCCGCTGATCCAACTTCTAGCCACGTCAGAAGACCAGGTTGCCAACGTCTACCGCCCGCTAAAGGCCATGATCAAGCATGGCCCCTGTGGCGCTGTGATGAGCGTCCGCGAGGGGTTCGTCAGAGTCGGCGATGAAGGGCGCATTGACGTCGTCACGTCCTCGGCACAGTCCCGCCTAGGTAACCCCATCACCTTCGCGATTCAGGACGAGACAGGCACGTACACAGCGACGAACAAGATGATCAAGGTTGCTGAGACGATGCGCCGTGGTCTCGCTGGTATGTCCGGTCGCTCGATGGAGACAACGAACGCGTATGACCCCTCCGAGGAGTCGACCGCGAAGCGTACCCACGAGAGCAGCGCTGAGGATGTCTACCGGTACTTCCCGCAGGCACCGCCGAACCTGAGCTACCGCAACAAGGTGGAGCGGCGCCGGATCCATAAGGCGGTGTACGGGGATTGCCCGCACATCGACCTAGACGCGATCGAAGCCGAGGCATCCGAGCTAGCTGAGACTGACCCTGCGCAGGCAGAGCGGTTCTTCGGTAACCGGATCGTCGCCGGTGCCGGTGCGTGGATCGAGCACAACCTGTGGGAGGCCCGAGCCAATGGCGCCCGAGTCGTTGCCGACAAGACGCCGATAGTCCTCGGGTTCGACGGTTCGGACGTGGATGACTGGACAGCCTTTCGCGCTGAGACCCTGGACGGGTACCAGTTCACGCCGACCTTTGGCCCCAACCGTCTGCCGACGATTTGGAATCCGGCCGACTACGGGGGTCAGGTTCCACGACTGGAAGTCAGCGCAGCACTCGACGAGATCATGAAGCGCTATGACGTCAAGCTGCTCTACGCCGACCCGCCTTACTGGGATTCGGAAGTAGACCAGTGGGCAGCGCAGTACGGCGACCGCGTGGTTATCAGTTGGTACACCCGCCGGGTGGTCCAGATGCATGCCGCCGCTGAGCGCCTGAAGACGGACATAGCTAAGGCTGACACGTCCTTTAGTCACGATGGTTGCCCGATCACGTCCGGCCACATGCGGAATGCCCGCTCAATGGCTCGACCGCAGAACCGGTATGTGCTGGCTAAGTCAGCGCAAGACCAAAAGATCGACGTAGCCGTTACATCAATCCTCGCGCATGAAGCTGCTGGGGACGCTATCGCCGCAGGCATGGCATCACCTAAGCGCAAGTCCTATTACTACGGAGCATGAAAGGTGGCCCGGTGGCAACTGAGGCTGAAGCCCTGCGACTCATCGGGCTACTAGAAGATGAGCTACGCACCCGCCGAACGGAGATCGACCGGAACGAGCGCTACTACCGTGGTAAGCAGCCGCTGAGGTTTGCCTCAGATGAGTTCAAGAAGTACCACGGGCA